GCATCCGCTGTTGCGGAGGCGTTCGGCGCGTTCGAGCGCGGCAGACTTGAAGTAGTGGCGCGAGCCAGCGTACTTCACAACCTGACCCTTTTTGAAGTGAGACGGGGCGAACACGTTATTCGCAATCAGGACCGGGATGCGGGTCTTAGCAGTCACCACCACTTCGTACATCGTGTTCGTGTTCTTCATGCGCGTATTATAACCTAACCTAGGACCGAATGCAAGCGGAAAATCGGATTTCTTGCCGGAAAAAATCGCGTGGATGGGACTCCTAACGGGGGGCTTACGGAGCCATAGATGCTAACATCCATTAACTTTAATGGGACTCCAAACTAAATTCCAAGAAACTCCAAACTAAATTCCAAGAAACTCCAAACTAAATTTCAAGGGACTCCAACTAAATAATACAAAGGAAATTATTATGTTTAATAAAATTGAAAAAGCAAAAGTGCGTCTTGCCAAGCTTAAACCACACAGTATGGTAGCTCAAAAATTAGCTCGTAAATATAATTTAGATTTAACACCTACGGCTCCAACAATACTCTCAACAGTTCCAATAGAGCCAGAGCCTGTCAAAAAGACAGTTAAGAAGAAAGCTTAATATAACCAGCTAGGAATTCTTCCAAGTTGGAATACTTATTTTCTGATCTACCTAGGATTCCTTGAACCTTCTCTGAGTTTAGTCTATAAGCTCTGTCATGTCCTAGTCTGTCCTTAACGTGTTCGTAGATTACTTGCTTTCCAAGTAGGGACTCCACTAAATGGATTATGTCAATATTTTTGTATCGGACGCCGCTACCTATATTGAATACTTGGTTTACTTGCTGGGACTCCATTAACTTGAATATAGTTTCTACGTTCTCATCAACGTGAATCCATTCTCTTACTTGATCGCCTTGACCATAGAGGGGTATGGGTTCCTTATTTAGAGCTTTCTGAATCATCTTGGGTAAGAACTTCTCAGGATGTTGATAAGGTCCGTAGTTGTTACAGGTGCGAGTTATAAGGTATTTAAGACCGAAGGTGTGGCTGCAAGCTTGTACAAGGTGGTCTGCTGCTGCCTTGGATGCTGAATAGTATGAGCTTGGTCTGATCTGATAAGATTCATCTGCACCTTTTTCTGAGTTGGGTATTTGCTCCATATCCCCATACACTTCGTCTGTTGAGATTTGAATAAATTTTATTAGCTTTGAAGAGTTCTTGCAACTCTCCAGCAAATTATAAACTCCTTCAATGTTTGATTTCATGAAGGGGGATCCATCCTTGATTGAGTTATCAACATGAGTCTCAGCCGCAAAGTTGACAACATACTGAGCTTTATGCAAAATATACCATGTATTGTTATTAAGCTGAGGGTTTGATATATCTTCTATGAAGTGCATGATGCGGTTTTCATGCTTAGAACGGTCAAACCACGAAAAAATTCTATTGTTATCGGCTGCGTAGGTCTTCTTGTCTATTATTGCTACCGTATAATCTGTGTTTTCTATGATGTATTTTACAAATCTTGACCCTATAAACCCATAACCACCTGTTACAACTATTAATTTGCTCATGTTAATCTTCAATTTTCATTGGAAGTTCATTGTTTTTAATGAAGTTTTCTCTATTCTTGTTCCAAGATTCTCTGCACTCTCCTCTGGAGTTATGTAAAATTTCAATATTTAATACTTTATTAGTGTATCCCTTAAGGAAAGCTTGTGAAGTGTAGTAAATATCATAGAAATCCCACTCACCTTCGAGGTAGCTTGGCTTTTGTAGCCCTACGTCCTTGACAGTTTTAGCTTTAGCTGCCAAAAACAGACCATCTAAAACCACTACATCATCGGGTTTTCCGTAAAATGTGACATATTCGTGTCCCTGAGGGTTGATATGGAGCACTTTTCCGTGATGTTTACCTGCTGACCACACATCCATGTCCCACCAAATTGCATTTTTACCTAAAAAGGCTGTTCCTGCTGGTCCAACAAAGCCAGTTTCTGGTAATTCTAGTAAATTTGATAGTTTTTGTATAAAAATTTCTGGGGTTTCTCTGATTTCTATGTCATCGTGACAAAAAATTACAATATCTTCGTCATTTGGATTAAGTTTTTGGAAAGCAGTTTGATAAGCTCCAAATAACGACTTAGCCCCTGACATTAAAATTACTTGAATTCCACAAGAAACATAGAATTTAAGTAGTTTATCCATTGTTTTGGTTATATCTTTACTATCTCTAGTACATATAATAGCTGTTATCTTCATATACTATAATAAGTAGATTGAATTAAAAATTTTATGGAAAACCAGAAATTATTAGAAGAATTTAAAAAATGTTCTACTGACCCCGTACACTTTATTTCCAATTATATAAAAGTTACTCATCCTGTACGGGGACTGGTTCCATTCAAACTCTACCCATTTCAGGAAAGAATTTTAGGAGATCTTCAATCTCACAGATTTAACATTCTTCGTAAGTTCAGACAGGCTGGATGTACTACTATCGCTGCTGCTTACTCTTTATGGATGGCTATTTTTCAAAAGCACAAGTCCATCGTAATTCTATCCAAAGGTGATGCAGAATCGACCGAAGTTCTTGATAGAATTAAACTTATGTACGATGAACTTCCTGAATTCCTAAAGCCGGGAATAATTGAAGATAATAAACACACACTTAAACTAAAGACTCACTCAATAATTAAGTCTAGACCATCAGGTAAACAATCTGGTCGTTCGTTAGCTGGCTCTCTTTTAATTATTGATGAGGCTGCGTTCATTGAAAACATTGATACCATCTGGGCAGCAGTATATCCAATCATCTCAACTGGTGGTAGAGCCTTTGTGCTTTCAACAGTTAATGGTATAGGCAACTGGTATCATGAGGTATACCAGAAGGCATTGAATAAAGACAATGCGTTTAATGCGATTGATATTAAATGGCAAGAGCATCCTGAGTATCAGTATAACCCCAACTATTCTTACCTTTATGAGGAGATGACCAAGAAGGGTTTAGACATTCATAAGTGGGAAGAAACTACTAAAGCCAATATGCCTACCAAGCAATGGCTACAGGAGTATGAATGTTCTTTCCTAGGTACGGGTGATACTTACATTGAAGGCGAAATACTTAAGCAAGTAGTTGCTCAGACTAGTGAGGATTATTATACCAAGTATAACAATCGAATGCGTGTTTGGCAAGATCCACAACCGCACTATTCTTATGTTATAGCTTGTGACGTATCTTTAGGTAGAGATAGAGATTACTCAGCCTTCCATGTCATTAATATGTATAATGGACAACAAGTTGCTGAGTTTTATTCAAACAGAACAGCTATTAACGATTTTGCTAAAATATTGTTTAATGAAGGTATGCTATATAACATAGCTCCTATAGTTTGTGAACGCAACACTATTGGAAACAATTTAATTGACTGGCTCTATAATAACTACGAATATGAAAATCTTTGGGCTGATGAAAAAGGCGACTTTGGATTCCTAGTCACTGCCAAGAATAGAGAAACTATTCTTGCTGAACTAGAAGAAGCTATAAGAACTAACTTAATTAAAATTAACTCTGCTAGAACTGCTAGCGAACTAACTACTTTTATAATTTCTGAAAACGGAAAGGTTGAAGCTGAAAAGAATCATCATGACGATCTCATTATGAGTTTAGCTTTAGCCATTCACGTTTATAAACAAATACTTGATACTTCCCCAATAGAATTTTTAACTAGAACTGGAATAGACGAAAAACCTGCAATGCCGTTATTAGGATATAAACATCACATGGATCCAAATACTGGCAATAGAGTTACGCAAAGAGTATCTGAGGATGATCTTAAATGGCTGATGAAATAGATAAGAAGATTAACGAAGGTTATACTAATTTCGGAGGAACCGAGAATAGGGCTGGGTCATTCTTTGTTCCTACAGGTCCCATAGGAAGATTCTTTGCTAAATTCTTTGCTACAAAAGCACAGCTTCCAGTTCAGCAAGCATTAGATAAAGGTCAGGTACTTCCTCAGACTGGTGATACAGTAATCACCAATCCCACCAATATAATAAGAACAGACACCATAAGTGATGGACCTGCTCTTGGTGGAGTTTCAAGAAACCCAATTATTCCTGAGCTTGAACTCAACAGAAGACGTAGATATAAAGACTATGAAGAGATGGATGAGTATCCAGAAATTGGAGCAGCCTTCGATATCTATGCAGATGACTGCACTCAAAAAGGAACTAGATCTGAAAGATGGACTATTAAATCAGATAGCGATTTGGTAGTAACAGAGATTGAGAATTTATTTTTAAATATAAATCTAGATAAGTTAATTTGGGATATTTCTCGCAATACAGTAAAGTATGGTGATTGCTTCATTGAATTAATTGTAGATCTAGATAATCCTAAAGAAGGAATTAAAAAACTAAAGATTCTAAATCCTAACTGGATCCTAAGAGTTGAGAATGAATTCGGTTATTTGAAGAAGTTCTTACAAGAAATACCAAATGC